ATTGGGCGCATTCGGTTTGCCCCCACTATTCGAGGCAAAGTGGTCAGACAGCGCCTTAGCCGGGACTGCTGGCCCTCCATGTGGCGGCAACTGCGGAGTCTGCGGAGGTGGGCCACCCCCCTCACCCTCAGCGGGCGGGGGCATCTCATCGATAACTCCGGCCTTGATGAGAATGTCCAACACCACGGGGTTGGCCAAATCTATTGCAGTAAGAGACAGTGTAATCTTGGGCATATCCGGCTTCGGGGGCTGTGGCGGGGGCGGGGGCAACACTGCCTTGGCCGGGTCAAAGCCTCGCATCCGAGCCAACCGCTTCAAGATGTAGGGCCGGTTGGAGAGGGCATCGTTCGCCGTCATCTGGTAATACTGCAAGCCCATCTTGAAGTCCATCTCGTTATCCGGACGCATCTGCGAATCGGGCGCGATGTCATACAACCACTTGCCCGTGGTCATCTGCCCGTTCCACATCCGCATCCGATTAGCAGCATCCGTCCCCTCAACCTGCGTCCACTCGTAGTCGTCGGTGTAGCGCATAATCAACTGGTCGAGATGCCGCACGATGTCGAGGAAGATGTCCACCACCCGTCCCAACTCTTTATCGTTGCGGGACTGGACCGCTGCGGCCACCCGGTCACTCTCCGTGGCCGTCCGCACCGTATCGGTCTCCACACCTGACTGATTAGAGCCAATCCCCAATGTCTCCCCAACATCCTGCTTCAGCCCCGCAAACCCCCGCTGGTCATCGGCACTGCCCTGCACCTTCGCCGTGAGAGCAAAGATTTTGTCGGCTCCATTGGCGAGCTTGCCATCCTCCACGGCAATGAACTCACCTATGTCGCCGTTCTTCAACTGCTCCACCTCCTCCTCCCCAAACGCCGAGGTGTCGTAGAGGTATTTGCCAATCGAAGCATCCCGCAGGCGTATCGACTGCCGTCGCCATGTGGACATCTGCTTGATTTCAGAATTGGTGAAGGCCGAGTCCGAGGGCGGGAAGCAGGAGTCCGCCAAATCCCGAATCGTCAGAATCTTGAAGGGGAAGCCGGTAATCGAGTCGGGGGTGAGACGACCCACGCTATCAAACTCTTGGTCAGGGTGGGGACGCCACGCCAACGGCCGGTCCTTGATGCCTTCCACCAGAATCAATTGGTTCAACGCCTGTGGATGGGGCTGCGTGTCGGTGAACAGATAGGCTTTACAGGCAATCTCCACACAGCGCACAAGACTGGGGGCTTGGGTGCCCGTCTGGTCCTCGGGGTAGACGTGGACCCGGTCATCCTTGGCCGCTTTCCCCGCCTCATCCTCCGTCAGCCCTAACATCTTCTGGGCCTGCTTGGGGGAGAGGAAGAACTCCATGCCCATCCACGACGCATCCTCATCAAAGCGGGTCGAGCGCAAGTCATCGTTCCACAGCGCCTTTTTCGAGGAGAAGCGACGCGCATAATACTCCTCATATATCGGCACGGGTTCGGGCGGCTGACCTGCCCCACTCAGACCCAGCACCGACCCCGGCTGCTGAGCCGCTGGAGAGGGGGTGGACATGACACAGCGATAGCCCACCTTGCAGCAGCCAATCCCAGACCACGCCAAGACATCAAATATCAACTCGTCCATGAGCCGATTGATCTTGCAGCCATCCCGGCCAATCTTCTTCTTCAGATAGGCTTGTTTGATGGCAATGATGTCCTCCTGCGTGAGCGGAGGATTAGGTGGCATTCCCGGCTGGGGAGGAGCAGGATTGGGTATCTGGTTGTTGGTCGGGCCGGGGTCATCGGGCAACAAGATGACATCGGGGGACCGATAGAACAGGTTGCCCAGCTTCGTATGCACATTCCTGAAGTGGGCCTGCACCTTGACGGTCTCAGCCTCCCCCGACTTGGAGACGACCGGCAGGTATTCATTGAGGAGGATGTCCCACGCCTCCTCTCTTGACTTGACCCGCTGTCGTGCCCGCTCGACCCGTTCCCACCAGAGGCCCACCTCCTCCTCGGTCATCTGGAGGGTGACGAGACCCGCCCCCGTCTTGTCCTCGACGGATGGGCCGACCGTGTCTGGTCCGACATCTTGCGGCTTGTCAGACTTGGCCGCATTCGTGGCCATGCCCTTGACCTTACTGATGATGTCCTGAATGTTGGGGAGTGCAGAGAGCGCCATTAGACATCTTCTCCATTCGGCTTCGTCACCATCCGTAGCATGGCATCAATCTCCCGTAGATCCATGGCCGCATCGGCCACGCCATGCCAGTCCTGTTCCTCGACCTTGAGGGCCAAGTAGGCAACCATGCGGACCCGCCGTGCCTTGAGAATCACTAGTGTAATCATTACATCACCTATACCACTATCAATCGAATGCTCCTGTATCTGTCGGATGTTCCGTTGTGAGTGCATGAAGTCTCCGCATAATGAGCCGTGCTTGCCTCTGACTCACTTCCCATTCGCAGATACACCAATACTCACAATAGATTTCAACCTTCCACCTAGACCCACGCCTCGTCAACCACGCATGAACATGCGGAAAGTGTAGATGAGCCTCCGGCTCCGGTTGCCATACCCACGGCATTAAGAGACCATCCCCACTTGCCGGATGGTGGTTTTGTTTAGGGTTTTCATCATCTCGGCCACAGACCCCACGATGATGACGGGCATCGTCTCTCTGAGCTTCGTGGGCGTGGGCCGCGACATGACGCCATAGCGGAGGGCATCAGCCGGATGGTCCTCACCAGACGTATCCACATCATCCGGGTCTGACTTGTCTCTTACAAGGCCAGAGATGGTGCGAATGGTTGTCGCACATCGGCTGTGAAACATCAACCACGGATACCCATCAGGCGCATTCCTTAACCAATGGCGCAATCGACCCCAGCCAAGGACCCGCTCATGGTCGCCTTCGGTGAGACTGACGCCGTTTCGAGAGAAGGTCTCGGCATAATCCTCCCCGCTATGCCCATCCCCGCCCCACATGGAGGGGTCCGCAATGGACTTGGTAATGCGACGGGACTTGACCAAGGGTAGAACCTCGTCCACGGTATAGGCCCGTATCTTCTTCGCCACTTCCGAGGCCACCAGCTTGACCTTCGCCGTGGCCCCGTTGAACTTGTACTCGTAGAAGACATAGAGGCGACCGTTGGGGAAGACGGCCACCCAGAGGCAGATGCCATAGTGAGGGTCGTAGCCCCAATCTATCCACCGTTCAATTTTGCAGCCCTTGGGGATGAGGATGTCCGCGACGTGCTGGGCTTCTGAGAACTCGGGGAAGAACTGACCGGCCAACGCGGTCCAATCACCCAACAATAGCTGCCGTCGTCGTTCTGGGTCATACGCAAACAGCCGCTCCTCATAATTCGTATAGGTGCCATCGGGGTCCATGTAATACGGGTTATCCCAGAGCATGGCGGGGAGGAACTGATAGCGGTCGGCGCGGTATTTGGGGTTCTCCTCGGCACGAATCACCGCTTCTTGCTTGTCGATAAACCACTGCTTGAGCCAGAGCGTGTGCGCCCCGCCCGGATTGCTGCCTCCAGCCATACGCGCCACAATGCCGCGTTTTTTCGTGCGTAAGCGGCCAGCGATACCCGTGATTTGCTTCTTCTCAAAGGTCGCCATTTCATCGGGGTAGAAGGCGTCGTAGGCTGGGCCAAGGTATTTCTCCTCATCACCCACATTTTGGCAATGCCCAAAGGTAATCTTGCTACTATTGCCGGGTCCGTGGACATCGAAGGTCACTTCATGCCGTCCCCCGACGTAGTGGACCTTCTCCTCCCCAAAGAAGAGATTGAACTTGATGGCCTCCGAGCGCACATCGCTGAGATGGTTGCGCTCTAGCTCCTCAAACGTCCGTCGCATGAGGATGCACTCAAACTTGGGGACCGCGAAGCAATGGCGGTAGGCATCAAAGCGAATCGAGTAGGACTTGGTGCCTCCAGCCGCCCCGCCAAAGAGAATGTTGGGAATCTTGCTGCTATGAAAGGGAACGGAGACAGGGGTGGGATTATAGAACCACGTCATCTCCTCCCACGGCTGATTGGGCTTGGTGCCGAAGCCGAGTCCATAGCGGAAGCGGTCTACAAAGAGATACTGATTGATGTCCTTCTCAGACCACTGCTTCAGGAAGGGATACTTGTTGTGCTGTCTCAGCCAGTGTGCCCACTCATCGCAGGACCACTCGGGGACCTCCGGCCACTCCTCACCATTGGGCGGGGTAAAGCAGACCGGATTTTCAAGTAACAAGTCCTCCATTACCGATGGTCATCCCCGACCGGCTTGGCTCCCACTCCACCCGTCTGCGTGTGATTGGTGCGACTGAAGTAGAACGAGACTACTCCCGTGGCCAAGGAGTTGACAAAGCCGAGGGCAAGGGCCACAGCGGCAGACATCTCATGGCCTGTGGCAATGGAGATGAGGACCGCGAGGCCATCAATCACCATCGTGCCCAAGATGACATAGAGCGCAATCTTGCCCTGCGTCGTCTCCCAGATGACGTTGATGTTACGCTGCCCCGCGTAGGTTAGGTCCTCTTGAAAGGTGGTGCGGGCCGGGAGAGAGGGGTCGCCTGCTTGGGATTGGACAGGATGGGGGTCGAGCGGGCCATCAGCCATCAGCCCCTCCGCTTCAAGGCGTGCATGACCCCTTTATACCCCTTGGATGCGCGCACGCCTGTGGGTTTCTTGACACGCTCAGGCAATGCCTTCTGGTTGGGGGTCTCATCGGCCCACTCTTGGGCCTTCGCCTTCATCTCTGGGCCAAGCGCCCCTGAGAAGGCCCCACGCTCCTGACTACGGCTACGAAACGGCATGGGGCCTCCCCCCTGTAATCATTACACGGAGACAATAAATTACAATTTAGGGCTTGACACCCTACTTCTGTTGTGGCACGCGCCCGCGCGGTGAAAGAAAAGATGTCATCTCCAAACTGTCCGAAATCGCTACAGCCTTACGCACCTTCCCCCATGACATCTCACGCTTCCCATGATGCTGCCCCGGATGACCTTGGGGCAAGTCACATATCAGCCCGTAAGGTCCGAGCTTTGCGCAGCATGTAATGATTACACTTTCGCCAACCTTTTGCCCTTCAGATGTAATCATTACACCTAGCCTCTGCTTTTGAGGCTCCCCATGATGTTCTTGTAGCCCGATGTCGCCCGGATGCCCTTCGTGGAGAGGCCCGCCTCTTGCGACTGGTGCATATTCGGCACCTTGGGGAAGGTCGTGCGTGTGCGGACCTTCCCGCTATTCTTGGTATCCAACTCGGGGTCAATCCTTGGTATCGATGGCTTCCGCTGCTGCCCGAGCCGCTTGGAGCTTGGCGCGAGCCGCTTCGAGGGTGCGATTCTTACTCTCGGCTTCCCCATCGGTGAGAGCTTGCCTGTGACTAGTGAGCCTTCGGGGTCCTGCATCTCCGGGAGTGGTGACTTCATCAAACGTCTCCTTTGATAGTCCATCATACGGGTTGAAGTCCGGCGTGGTGGCTGGGAGTTGGGGCATCGCCTGACCTGTGGCCACGCCCACCTTGACGGCCCCACAGGTATCGGTCTGGACAGAGAGGAAGAAGCCCCCGCCTCCTCCCTCCACTTTCTTGGTGGGTTCCAGCACGTTCATGCCGGGGCGTTCCAAGATGTCAATCGCCTCAGCGGGAGAGGCTTTGTTGACGAGTCTCTTGGCTAAACGGAATGCCTTGGCCTTGAGATACATCTTCGCAATATCCGTCGTTGGCTGGAGCCGTTGGAGGAGGGCGTGGACCGTGCGTGGGGCGAGCTTCGTCTCCTCCCCAATCCTCGTGACGGCCAACATGATGCTATCGCCCTCACGTCGGTAGGCATCGAACTTGAGCAATATCTCTTGGCACACATGGACGGGGAGATGTTGACCTTTCGGCACGCGCTTCCTCTGTTTCCTCTCTGTCCCCGGCGGTAGATGAGCAAACCGCCTCTGTAGACTCACATGTAATCATTACATGCGGGTACGCTCCGGAGTCAACTGACCGCTTCGCGGTCAGCCGCCTCCTCCGCTACGCTCCTCTCTCCACTTCCTACCCCTTTATCTATCAATGATTTACGCAATTCTCTGATGGTGGGCGAAGTGACTCCTAGTCACCATATAATCTAGGTTTCAAATGCTGAGGGTTGATGCGGCCAACCCCTATCCCCCCCTCAGGCGGATTCCGGCCCCCACCAAACCATCCACCGGCCGGCCTGTCCGCGAGCTTCGTTGGGTGCATCGTTGGTGCATTCACTCCTGTAGATAGACGACAGGTATGGCAGGAGGATGGCAGGAGGATTGGGGGGTCGAGGGGAGCTTGGCTAGACTGCCATCCAGATGGACCACATCGGCCGGATATCTTTCATCCATAGATAGTTGGGGAATAGACAGTTAGGAGATAGATGGGACATGGATGTGTGTAATCATGACATCTGCATAGGCATCGCAGAATGGATGCAATGTTAAATCTTCAAAGGGGACCATTTGGAGCTTGACATGGTGACTGACAGTCACTAGATTACACATGGAGGGTAGACATATGCAGGCTGGTATGTGGATTGTCGCTATCGATATCGCTGGGGACATCGATGTCATGTTCGTCCCCCGCTGCACATGGTCTGAGCTTGACCGACTGCCGGCCCATACGCCGGAGTTTGGCGAAGACGGCTGGTATGCCGATGATTTCGCCAATCCAGCCATCTACGAGACCGTCTACACCTTCTACACCACAGATTGGGGGATGTAATGGTTACATTCACTGCGCCTGATGGCTACCCCACGGAACCGACGACCGAACAGAAGCAACGCTATGCGCTCCGTCAGTGCTACATGCTGGCCATTCGTGAGGCCCGGCGCGAGCAAAAGGCCGATGACTCCCGGAGTAGCACCTGGAACCACATCATCCAGTTCTGTAAGGACGCAGACGAGGACGGCAACATCTGCGGCGGCAGCGTCCTGCGCCAGTCGGCCGTGCCTGACGAGTGGGAGGGCGATTTGGCAACCGACCATCCGAACCGCTGCAAACTGCGTGACACCCTGCTCTACGCAGACATCTTCAACGACGATGGTTCGCACCGGGCCGCGTGGCGTTGCCATAAGCGCGCGGGCCACGACGGTCCCTGCTCGTCTCACAACGATTGCGGGGTGATGAACGGCGGCGTCGTGTGCGGCAAACTGCCGGGTCATGTCGGACCTCATGCGTGGGCCACCGAGATCACGGTATACTAATGCACGGGAGTCAAGTATATAATTCCCCAGAATTGGTAACGTCTCAGCCGCAGACAGGAATATGGCCCGCAGTCTCCAT